TATAAATTCTGTTTGGTGAAATTTCAATTGGTTTTCCACCAAATTGCATTGACCTCATTGAAGGTAATACTTTTTTATCGTAAACAAGTTTATATACTTGCATAATCTCTCCACCTAAGTGTGGGTATTTCTTGATATGCATGTTCATGTTTCTTGTTACAAGTTCTTCCCACGTTTCTCTTCTGTTAACGTCAGGAAGATACTTTGCGTACTTCATGTAGACAGTTAAGTCTGACAGTATCTTTTGTGATGCGTCCATATAATTTTTTTTCTTAATTTTTTAATTTATTTCTTTTTGTTTTCTTTTTTCGAGTAATTCTTTTACTCTATTTCTATTTCTTTCTTCTTTCTGTTCTTCTAAACCTAAGAATGTAACAGAACTTTCAGTGTCAATTTGCATCAATTCATTGTCAAATTTACAGTTTTCAAACACGATACCATCTTGTCCAATTCTTGATTTGGTAATAGCTATTGTCGCGAGTTTCATTTCTTTTTGTTGGAGACTCTTTGCAACTGAAATAATAACGTGTCCTACTTGTGCCTTTTTGATTGAACCACCCATTTGGTCTGTGGTTACAACATCTGATGAAATTGAGCTTCTGTTTCCTTGTGTTGCAGTCCAACCTGCAACATCAAGTTCGTGACATAGAGCTTCGTAAGCTCTCATAACCGAACCTTCACTCTTCCATTCATCACCTAAATTTTTATCAGGTACAATACAATCAATATAATCCAATACAATCAAATCAATCTTATTGCCTTCGGCAATCATTTTTCTTACTTGATTTTTGATTTGAGACATGGTTAAAGTATCTGAGGGATATTTTTTCAAAATTAATCTATTTTTTGTATTTTCCCTAATTTCTCTAACTTTTTCCATAACTTCTTCTTTGTAGAAAGATAATTCGTCAGGTGCGATACCTGTCCACATTGTGAAGTGTTTTCTTTGGATGATTTTTGGATTGTCTTCAAAAAATATTTGAAGAACATTGTATCCTAAATTAAAAGCGTGGTTTGCAATTTTAGATAGTACCGTTGTTTTACCTACACCTGTTGGAGCCAAAATTACTCCTAATTCTCCCTTTGCTAATCCACCTTTTAACAAATTGTCAATACCTGGGATTCCAATAGGAATTGGGTGTCTGTAATCATCATCTAATACTTCATCTAAGTTTGTAAAAACGTCCTGTTCACCTTCATCTATTTCACCAACCTGAAGAGCTTTGTTAACCATATCTTCTAATTGGTCATAACTCTCAAAGTCACCCTTATCAATAATTTTTTGAGCCTTAGACATAACTTTCTGTAACTCTTGTTGTTTACAGAATTTTAAAGCTTTTTCAATTACAAATTGGTGACCTTCTAAACTTGAGTCTTTTATTTGTATTAAGGTGTCGTGGACAATTCTTCTTGCAGCTTCTGATGATATTTCGGAACGGGTAAGTTGGTCTAATGTGTCAAATGAAGGAACACTTTCATACTTCGTATAATACTCTTTAATCATCTGTACTATAATCTTAAAGTACTGATTATCAAAATATTTTGAATCTAAAACGTCTATAATTGAACGAGCAAAATCTTTGTTTAAAATGAGTTGATTTATAAGTTGAATCTGAAATGTGTTGCCTAAATAACCGAAATTTTTGTCGTTCCCCATAACTGTGATAATTGACCTGTGTTGATAAATACTATCAATCGAGTTGATAGTTCAAATAAGTGTGTGAAAAATTTTCGCCTGAAAAAATGTCAGTCAAAGTGGATAATATATTTTTTATTTCTGGTCGTATATCCACAGTGTATCTAGCCTTTGGAGGGTATGGTTTTGCATCAAAACCTCTATGACAAATTGTCTGTTCTCCAAGTTTAATCGATACATTAAACCACTCGGGTCCATCGGTTTTTGAAGTATTCATAACCGAAGGGTCATTGATAATTAACTCCATGTTTTCACACATATAGTCACCTGTCTTAACCCAAAGTTGGTCTTGTAAAATTTCACAAACCCATTTAAGTGCGTCATTAATTTCCAAACTATAACGAACATCTTCGTTAAAGTTTTTTACATTAAAAAATCTCTGTACAACGATGTTGTCGTTTAGTTTAACTAAAAACTCAAGTTTCGTTGCGTCTACCTGTTTTTCTTTCATATCTATTAATTTTTAAATCGTTTCTTTTCTTTTCTTGTTAACTTTAATATTGGTTGTAAAAATTCTACCCAAGCGTCGTCTTTATGTGGAAGATATTTGAAGAATCCATCTTCTATCATCATTTTCATCAGATTTTTGTACCCCCTACCTTCAGGGTCCAAATTTTCTGAATAATAAAGTTCTACTTCTGATTTTGCTTCCTCTGTAATAATTGGGTTTGACAAACTGACAATCTTCTTTCTGATTGTAAAATATTCTTCTCCGTAGGTTCCTGTTTTGGTAACACCTGATAGTAGGTTTTGAAGTGGTTTGCTTTTGGTATCATTCGCAAGTAATTGTTGTCCCTTTTCCAAAATATCGTTTATTGTCATAACATTATCAAATACTTCAGGAAAATATTTAACTAATTTCTTTTCACCAAAATTTTGAATACCTTCAATATTGTCAGATTTATCACCCAACAATACTTTAACCAATTCAACGTTTTGTACGGGAATTTCTATTGTACCAATTTTAATCTTGTGTTTGTCTGTAACCCATTGTTTCGCAATGGGTGAGTAGATGTGTACCTTACTTGAAATAAGTTGTGTTAAATCCTTGTCTGATGATAATATGGTTACTTTTTCATCACTGATTTGACAGTAGTGAGCAATTAAGTCATCACATTCGTGGTCGTCAATACACACTTGTCTGACGAACATTTCTTCCAAGTATTGTCTTACTCTATTTTTCTGATAATAATAAGATTCTTTCTTATCTTCATTCATCGTCATGCGACGATTTTCTTTATATAAAGGATAGAGTGCCTTTCTTTGGGATGCGTTATTATTTCCGTCCCAAAATACTACAATTTTATCGTAGTTGTAATCTGATAGAAATCTTTGAATTACATTAATGAAGTGGTAAATTCCACCAATATGTCGACCTTCATGGTAGAAATCTCTAACACCATGAAACCCAATCTTAAATAAGTTGTCTCCGTCAACTACTAATGTTTTTACCACTTCAGTTTATTATTCTAAAACCCTATCTTCTTTTTCTTCTTTCAAATCGAAATCACCATCGGTTCCGATAATTTGACTCCAATAGTCAGCGTATTCTTTTTTGTAAGCCTCAATAGATGCTTTTTCTTCTGTTGAGTCTTTTCCTGCCAAGAACCCGTGTGGTGTTACGATAATTTTTCCGTCTTCATATCCCAAACCATTGATGTGGTTTTTTAATACGGATACTTTACTACGAATTGCAAACTTAACACTACGTTTGTCTTTTGTTGCGGTAATTTTGTTTGTTCCCGCACCTTTTTGGTTTCCAAATAAGAATACCAAAGATGAATTCAACCAAATTGCTTCACCACCTTTTGCCTTAATTTTTGGTTGACCAAATGGATTGTCAGGAAGTTCAACCCATGGCTGATTAATAATAATCAATGTGTTTTCATGTTTTGAATCTGATTTTCTTGAACCTGAAATTCTTTGGTTGATACCCATACCAATCTTGTCGGCAAGAACCGCAGCGTTGTGTTGTTTTCCTCCTTTTCCTTCGTAAGTCATCTTACAAGGAACTGAACCTACAGAATCCCAAATAAAACATAAATCATAATCCAATTCACCTTTTGTTTGAGCATCCAACAATGAATTTATATAATCAGTAATTTCTTCAATGTAGTTGAAGTTATTGTTGAATATATAAAATCCGTCCCAATCTGTTTCACCTGTTTCTTCGTCAACAACTTCTTCACATTCAAATCCCATAAGTTGTGCGTGTTCAAAACTCCACTTTTGTTCGGTAATAATAAACACAGGTAAAACACCCATCTTTTGTGCCGCCACAGCCGCTTTAACCGCAGCAGTGGTTTTTCCTGTATCCGAATGTCCCAAGAACATATTCAAGTGTCCTATTGCAGGACCAGGAAGTCCAACCGCATCCAAGAAATCTTTTCCTAAGTCAAGATATCTTTGCGGTTTGTATTTCGCCGAAGTTGAGAACTTCTTCTTCAACGAACTAAAATCATTTTTCTTTATTGCCATTGTCTATGTGTTTTTTGTTTTTTTGTTAAAAAATAAAAGCATGGACACAATGTCTATGTATGTGTCCATGCTTATTTAAATTAGAATGGTAATTCCTCGTCAGCATCCATTCCCGCTTGTGGGTCTGAATAGTTTGCCTTACCACCAAAAGATTCACTTGCCTCGTCACCGTAAACGTATTTCTTAGCTTCTGAATCCCAACGTGGAACTTCTCCACGAGCGATAGCCTCCAAATACTCTACAGGTTTTTTAGAATACACATCTTCCCAAGTTGTTGTGTCATTCTTCCACTCTTCCAATTGAGCTTTGTCAGCTGAAAGTGCACTTGGGTCATCGTGCATGATTGTTTGAATTGTGGTATATTCTTTACCTTTTGGGGTCTTAGATTTTACCAACTGAATAATAAGGTCTCTACCTTCATTAACATCTGTAATGTTTCCTTTAGACCTCCAAATTGGGATAATTTTGTCCAACACACCATCTTGTTTGTAGTTGTGTTTAAAACGCCAGAATTTTACACCTTCATCTTCGTGGTCTCTGTCGATAACCTTAACGATGTAAAATTTACGTGCCTTATATTGTTTAGCAAGTTCTTTGTCAGACTCCTTGCCTGTTTTCATAAGTTCTTCATAAACTTCGGTTAGAGGTGAACGACCACCTTCGTTTTTGTCGGGGTCATAGAATTTGTTGTAAACTCCGTTTACTTGAATTTCGTGGAACCATACTTCTTTGAATGGGGAACCACCGTCTGTGGTAGGTAGGATTCTAATTCTTCTTTGTCCTGAATTTTCTCCTTTAGGAAGAATTGCTGCGAAATATCGCTTCATTCTTTCTTCTTGTGTCATCATTGGTGAATCACCAAATGGTTTTGTGTTTTGTTCGTACTGCGCCAATACGGCATCAAATGTTGAATCTTGCATCATATCTTTGTTAATTAAACTTTATATTAACAAGTATAATAAAGAATCTTAAGAAATCAAATTAGTTAGCCAAACCTTGGTCAAAAGTTCTTCTAATTTCTCTAGTGTCAACATCCTCAACATCTTCAGGTTTTAAAATATATTCATTTTTTCCTGTTTCTTCCATTTCACCTTTTTTGTCTTCAAAGAAATCGGTAAGTTTTTGGTTAAACGGATAAGAATCCAAAGACCTTAAAGCTAATTTTTCTTCAGGTGATTTTGGTCTGTATTTCTCGATTGAATTTTCAAGATTATTAATTTTTTCAAAAATGGAATCCATTTGAGCCAACTTTTGGTCTAAGTCATCTAATTTAGACATCATAGAGCTCATATATTCTTCTTGTTTTGATTGAATATCTTTTTGTGATTTTACTAATTCAGTAATATCCAATTCTTCAGTACCTGAAGTTTCGTCTCCTGTTTCAGTTGTTGTTTCATCATCAGTTACTTCTTCAACATCAGGGTCATTAGCAACATCAATTGGTTGCCCAGGTTCTGCACTAGGTTCTGTTGGTGGTGGTGTTGCGCCTCCCAATGCGGTATCTTCAGGACCTGGAGGTAATGGAACATCACCCGCTGGCGGTGGTGGAACGTCTTCGCCTGTTGGCGGTGGAACGTCTTGTTCAATTATATAGTTATTAATTTGATTATGTCTATTTAATTCTTCAAGTAATGCTTGTGAAACTGTTTTTTTCATGATATTAATCTTTTAGTAATGTTTTAACACCTGTTGGTGTTTCAACCTTAAGTGTTTTATTTAATTTTTTTGTGTTGTCAACTCTCTCTATTAGACCATCTTTCATTCTAACGGTATAACAATCACCTGTTTGTAAGTCACAAACTTCTTTATATCCATTTCCTAAATCTTTTTCAGCAATAACCACATCTTTTTGAAGGTAGTTATCTAATAATGTTTTAAGGTTATTCATACTTTTTTTATTATAAATATAATCATTTATCTAATTAGAACAATTTTAATATTTTGGCTTGAGATAACGCCCACGAAGCTTTGGTTTTCCAAGTTTGATAATTTGAGTCTTC